GAACTTTGGCAATCTACGCCGGAGGCTTGGGATCGTGCCTTGGCAACCTTGGCCATCAATGACGCCATCGACAAGGGTATGCGTCCGGTGTTTTACCGGAAGAACGCGAAGGAGACCATCGGTGAAATCAAGTTCAAAAAGGCAACAACTCCGAAGGCTAAAGACAAGATTAAGGAGTTGAAGGAAAAGGCGGCGGTTGCTGCTGAGACGGCGGTTGCTGCGGCTGCGGTTCGCTTGGCGGAGAAAATGGAAATCTCGGTCGCTGAGGCTGAGGCGATGCTGGCCTAATCCGGGCTGAGTATTCAGACGGGCGGCCTTTGGCGAAAGCTGAGGGCCGTCACCTGAGTATTCACTCAAAAACCAAAATATCTATGAGAACCAAAGAATTGGAAAGGTTCCTCCGTGGGGGTATCACCACGAATTGGGATCAAGTCAGGGCTTCGATGCCCGGCCCGGCTGAAAAGCCAAAAAGTAAGAGGGCGTCGGCCGGTCGTCGTGGCGATAATTTTCGCCGTGCGTTGGATTGGTTGACTGACACCATGCCGGAGTTGGATTACGACCAGCGCTGTAAGAGAGCGCATGAGGTGGCGACTCTGTACGCCAAGCGTGGGCTGAAGATGCCCCGGATATCCAAAGCCCAGCGTGAGGCTAACAGGTGGCAGCGTAGCGTGGCGATTAAGAGGGCGGAGGCTGAACTATGAGCTGCCAAAACAGCCGAGCGATTAGCGGCGTAGTTGATCGTCCGATTGAGACCTGCCCTGAGTGTGGCGAGTCGGAGAAAATCCGAGCCTATAAGTACACGGACGACAATGGTTTTTGGTCTCAATGTATTCCGTGCAGGGACAGGGCGAGCGCGGCAAACATTGCCGGGTTGCTGCCAACCTTTGATGGCTGGTTCCTTGAGCCAGAGACAAAACCCTTGGAGTATGATTTTATGCAAAAAGTGTTGGAGCTAAGGGACAAGTGGGTGGGCGGCGCGGAGGCTGGTCTATGAAGAATTTAGATGACCTAAAGGAACAACTCCAAGAGGATGCGATAACTATTTGCCAAGGCATACTTGAGGACTCTGATCTGGATACTCTTTGCAACATCATTATCGAAAGAGTGAACGAATATGTTAGCACTAATACAATGCCAATACCGAGAGGTAGTAAGTAGGCCGTACTATCAGGTCAAGCACGTTGATATGTATGGCGACAAGATGGTGATCCGCCGGAAATCAAAGCGGGAAGCCAAATCTCTGGCTAAACTGCTGGTGGAGTTTGCAGGTGGTAAAATAAAAATAACGTACAAATGCTAAAGAGTAAAGAATTTTGGATCGAAGTGGGCCGTGGCTTGTTAGCTGTCGGCATAATTGTACCCTTTTGTTTAGGGTTGTACTTGTTACCTGAAATAGTTAGGTATTTTGACAAGTGATAGTGCTTACTTGCACAATTTTGTTTCTGCTTAGCATAGCAGCGACGTTTACTTTCATCGACGACGGTTGGTGAAGTTCAACATCGACGACAGTTGGTGAAGAAGTGAACAGAGAGCTGGCGAGTACCACGCCTACGTCGCCCAATGACGAACTAGCGTCTTGTATATGCGCTAGACGAACATGGGACAGGAATGGTAAGACATTTTACGCTTTATTACTGGTGGCGCAGTAACGGCTCATCAATTTAATTTTCACCGACGACGGTTGGTGATCGGAGTGGCTGAATTAAGTGCATCCAAGGCACTAAGGCACTAACTGGACACGCCCAACGGCCAAGTGGCAGAGGGTAGTCTGGGTAGGTACGAAGTAGGGAAATCTGAACAATTTGATTTGGAACCCGAAAAGTTGCAGGTGAACAAATAATCCTGCCTCCATACCGCGAGTTAGCCAAGTGGTTAAGGCGGGTCTCTGCAAAAGACTTATCGGCGGTTCGATTCCGCCACTCGCGTCCAATTTAACGGGGCGTAAGGCTGGCCAAAAGTACAATGGCTAAAGGCTTACTAGGAACAAGGTGAAAGGTAACTTAACGGAAAGGTGGCGAAGATAAATGTGGGATCTGTGTCTATAGAAGGCAAGTACCACAACAGGAAGTCTAGTTGGCTCTCTAAGGATGTGTCGTCTGTCGCAGAATTAGGGCAAAGAGCGAAAAACCTACCTGCCTAGCTCGCTAAGTACGCCAAGATACCCATAAGACGTACGCACCTTAGGACTGGTTCGATTCCAGTACGTCCCGAACTTTTGTAATAATAATATGAGTATGGATTATGATAGTATAAAGGTTAGCACGATCTACCCTAGTGTTGATCCGTATGGAGAATGGGAGGCTTGCGGTTGGATAACCTACGGTAAGTCATCTGTTCTTGAGGGGCAGAGGCAAGAGATACCTGTCGAATGGTTTGATACATTAGACCAAGCCAAGGCAAAGTATCCCAATGCCACGGTTTCAGAATCTCCAAGGGAGAAGGGTGTTAGTTTTGATTACACGGATAGGCCATTGGTTTCCGATAGTCCTCCGTCATGGTTTGACCCCGCTGATGCCGGCGAGCATTGGCATGAAGATGATTATTGAAATGCCTAGAGCAGCATACTTACTAGCGAAGGATAATGATTACCCTGACTTTTCGTGTCGGGGTGGCGTGTGCGGCACAGACAAGTGCATAGATGAGTACGTCCTTGAGATAGGGCAGATGCAGAACTGCGACCCTGAGATGTTATCTCTAGCT